ACAACAGACTTATGGAAAGAAGTTTATAGAACAATAAAACCAGGTGCAGTATTATTAGCATTTGCAGCCACTAGAAATTATCATAGAATGGCTGTTGCAATAGAAGACGCTGGGTTTGAAATCTTTGATATGATAAACTGGATATATGGTAGTGGGTTTCCTAAAAGAAGAAACTTATTAAAACCAGCACACGAACCTATTGTTATGGCTAGAAAAGGCGTAAACAAAGAATTAAATTTAGATGAGTGTAGAGTTGGTGATGAAGTATTTGATACAAGTAAAAATGTTCGTAAAGAAGTTATGAATAAGAAAGCAGTATATCAGTTAGGTTTAAAAGAAGATTACAAAGGTACAGTAGTAAAAGGTAGATGGCCTGCAAATATTATTCATAGTGGTTTAGATACTGATTGGGCAGATTTCTTTTATTGTGCTAAGGCAAGTAAAAAAGAAAAAGATGATACAAATCATCCAACAGTTAAACCAATTGATTTAATGAGATATCTAGTTAAATTAGTTACACCTAAAGATGGTCTAGTGTTAGACCCATTTGCTGGCACAGGCACAACAGGTGAGGCGTGTATATTAGAAGGTAGAAATTATTATCTAATAGAAAAGACTAAAGAATATATTTCAGATATAGAAAAAAGAATTAACAAATATGATAGGTTAGGTATATAATGTATGAATTAAAAGATTATCTTAACGCTATAAACTTTACTAAAAAGAATCTAATGGATTCTGAAGATAAGTTATGGCAAAAGAAATATCCTTCCTTTATAGTCAATAAAATATTATCTGGTTTTCAAGATACCGTAATGCTTGTTAATGAAATGAATCGTAATCATTTTGTTGATAAAGATATGCAATTTCACTTTCTACTAAATAGTATTAGATCAAAGAAAAGGTTTAGTCCTTTTTTGAGAGCAAATAAATTAAAAGATATTGAGTGTGTAAAAGAGTATTATGGATATAGTAATGATAAAGCAAAGTCTGCTCTTGATATACTCACCAACGATCAAATAAAGTTGATTAAGGAAAAATTATATAAGGGTGGGACCAAATGAATGAATTAGATAATGTCTGGCAACCAGAGAGTATGCTAGAGGTACAATTAAAAGAACCTGATGATTTTCTTAAAGTCAGGGAAACACTTACAAGAATAGGAGTGGCATCCAGAAAAGATAAAAAACTATTTCAATCTTGCCACATATTACATAAACAAGGAAGATATTTTATAGTGCATTTTAAAGAGTTATTTGCTTTAGATGGTAAACAAGCAAACTTTTCTGATAATGATGCTGAAAGAAGAAATACAATTGCTCAATTATTAAGTGATTGGGGATTAATTGCTATATTGAATAAAACTGTTGCTGAGAAGAAAGCACCTTTATCACAAATTAAAGTTTTAAGTTTTAAAGAAAAGAACGAGTGGGACCTTCAAGCAAAATATAATATAGGTAAAAAAATAGATGAAGGCACCAAAGTTTAAAGACTTTATAACAGAGCAGAAAAAAGAATCTTATAAACTGCTTGTTATAACAGACGAGCCAGAAAAGGCTAAAACATTTCATACAGCAGATAGATTAAGAGAAGAGGCTGAAAAGTTAGGTTGGAAATATTATCTATACAAATTGTCTGGTGGATATACAACCTTCAATGATGGTGTTCGTAGATTTCATAACAAAGAAGATAAAAAAGGTTTTGTTATAGATAAAGATACCGTAGCAATTATTAGAGGTTCTGTAACTAGAAAAGATAGTTGGATGGACTTAATATCAATGCTAGAAAAAGATGGTGTTTGTATAGCAAACAGCAGGCAATGTGTTAGTGTTTGTACAGATAAGTATAGAACCTTTTTAAGATTAGCTGATTATGGTGTGCCACAACCAAGAACAGTTTTAATAAACGATCCTGAAAACTTACAAAAATCAGTAGAAGAATTAGATACTAAATTTCCTATCATACTAAAAACTTTAAGAGGTTCAAAAGGTGTTGGTGTATTATTTGTTGAGTCAGAAAAATCTTTAGACAGTATTGTACAACTTATTCATAAGCAAGATGAAGACGCTGATTTATTACTTCAAGAATATCATAAGATAGATTATGATGTAAGAGTTTTAGTATTAGGTGGTAAAGTTTTATCTGTAATGAAACGACCTGTATTAGAAGGTGACTTTAGAAGTAATGTATCTCAAGGATCAAAACCAGAAAAATTAGAATTAACAGAATTAGAAATAGAGACAAGTCTATTGGCTGCAAAAGCAGTTAATGGCTTATGGACTGCTGTTGACTTTTTGCCTAGTAAGAATAGAACAAAAGAGGCACCATTAGTGATAGAGGTAAACTCATCACCAGGTACTGAGGGTATGGAAGAAGCAACAGGTAGAAATATCAGTAAAGAAATATTAGAATTTTTTAGTGAGAAAAAGAATTGGGTAATAGTACCTAGTGAATGTGGTTACAAAGAGATTGTATCCATAAAACCATTTGGTGATATTGTAGCAAAATTTGATACTGGTAATTCAGGTATGTCAGTTATACATGCTGACAAAATGGAAGTAAAAGGTAAACAAGTTAAATGGTCACTACTAGGTAAAACAATTACTAGTGATATAATTAGAAAAGAAGAAATATCAGTAGGCGGTCTAAGAGATTATGACGAGGACAGATATGTTATTAAACTAAATGTAGGTTTTCTAGGTGGTGTTTATGAAACAGAATTTACTTTAGACGATAGAGAAGATAGAACACCAATTTTATTTGATCGTGAGTTTATGAATCGAATGAATGTAATGGTAAATCCAAATAGAAAATATGTAGTGACAACAAAATATAGTTTAGAATAGCTTTACAATTTAAGTGAATTATGTTATAATTATTAATAATGAAAAGGAGTGAACATGGCAAAAAATCATCAAACAGATAATCCCCTATACAAAGCATTAGAAAAAAAATATGAATCAGATATTGCTTCAGCAAAAGCAACTATGATTATATATTTTGATAATCCTGTTGCGATAGGTGAACATCCTCAACACATAGCAGAGTTAGATAAATTAACTGAACAACTAGCAACTGCTGAGGAAAAATTAATTATTTTAAGAAAACATTTTAACAATACACAAATATAATATATGAAGTTCTATACATCGGTATTGCCATATCGTGGCAGACTATTGGTTCGTGGTGTTAACCATGATGGTAGTCACAAGAAGTATAGAGTTAATTATAGACCATCTTTATTTGTGCCTTCAAACAAAGAATCAAAATATAAAACACTAGACGGTCGTAATGTAGGCAAGGTTGAATTTCAAAGTATGCCTGACGCCAAGAAATGGATTGATGAGTATGAAGATGTAAGTGGCTTTGAATACTTTGGTAATACTAGATATCAATATCCTTTTATTGCAGATCAATTTCCTAATAAGATAGATTGGGATATAAAACAAATTAGATTGATTACAATTGATATAGAGTGTGAAAGTGAAAATGGTTTTCCCGATGCTGATGAAGCAATTGAACCTATAATATCTATTACAGCAAAAGAACATACTACAAAAAAGATAGTTGTCTTTGGTATGAATAATTTTGTAAACGATAGACCAGATGTAAACTTTGTTAAGTGTACAACTGAAAGAGACTTGATTGAAAAATTTAAAGAGTTCTGGTTAGAATATAATCCTGATATTATCACAGGTTGGAATGTTAAGTTCTTTGATATGCCTTATCTAATGAATAGATTTAGAAGACTTATGGGTGATGAATATATCTTACAGTTTAGTCCATGGGGAGTTGTTACTCAACAAAGTGCTAGAATAACAGCAAAAGGTTTTAATAAAGAACAAAAGTATTGGGACATCATGGGTGTTGCTACTTTAGATTATCTTGATCTATATCGTAAACATACATTTGTTAGACGTGAAAGTTATAAGTTAGATTACATAGGTGAGATAGAGTTAGGTGAAAACAAACATGAAAATCCATATGATACATTTAAAGAATTTTATACAAAAGATTATCAACAGTTTATAGAATATAATATCCAAGATGTTGAATTAGTTGATAAGTTAGAAGACAGATTAAAATTAATTGAGTTACATTTAACCATGGCCTATGAAGCAAAAGTTAATTATCAAGATTGTTTTGGTCAAGTAAGAATGTGGGATACAATTATATTTAATCATTTAAAATCTAAAAATATTGTTATACCTGCTAACAAAGAATCAGAAAAGTCAAGAGCATATGAAGGTGCTTATGTAAAAGATCCTGTCGTAGGATTTCATAACTGGATTGTAAGTTTTGATTTAAATAGTCTATATCCGCATTTAATTATGCAGTATAATATCTCTCCTGAAACGATGGTTGGTTATGAACCTAATCGTGTTAATGTAGAAAATATGTTAAATCAAAAATCAGACTTGTCTGACCTAGATACGAGGACTATCACTCCCAATGGTGCTCAATTTAGGACAGACAAGCAAGGCTTTCTTCCTGAGTTAATGGATAAACTATACAAAGAAAGAGTTATCTATAAAGATAAGATGGCAAAAGCAAAAGCATTATATCAAGAGACAGGTGACACAAGATTACAAAATGAAATATCTAAAAATTATAATATTCAACTTGCAAGAAAGATTGCTTTGAATAGTGCTTATGGTGCTATTGGTAATCAATATTTTAAATACTTTGACGTAAGACATGCTGAAGGTATTACTATGGCAGGTCAATTAACTATTAGATGGATTGAAAGAGACGTAAACAAATATTTAAATAAACTTTTAAAAACAAATGATGAGGTTTACGTTGTTGCTTCTGATACAGATTCTATCTATATTAAATTAGATTCTGTTGTTAATAAAATATTTAAAGACAAAACTGATAATAAAAAAATTGTAAAAGTATTAGACAAGTTTTGTGAAGAAAAATTACAATCATGTATTGATAAAAGTTTTTCTGTGCTTGCTAAATATGTAAAAGCATATGACCAAAAAATGTTTATGAAACGAGAAGTAATTGCTAACAAAGGTATATGGACTGCTAAGAAAAGATATATCTTAAATGTATTTAACGAAGAAGGTCTTAATCTAAAAGAACCTAAATTAAAGATCATGGGTATTGAAGCAGTTAAGTCATCAACTCCTGCACCTTGTCGTGTTAAAATTAAAGAGGCATTAAAAGTTATTATGAATAAAGATGAGGCATCATTGATAGACTTCATAGAAAATTTTAGAAATCATTTTAAAAAATTATCACCTGAAGATATTGCATATCCTAGAAGCTGTAATAATCTAAAAAAATATAGTTCATCAAAAGACATATATCAAAAGTCAACTCCTATTCATGTAAAAGGTGCTTTGATCTATAATAATATGTTAAAGAAAAACAAACTAAGAAAGTATGAAGTTATACAAGATGGCGATAAGGTAAAATTTATAACACTAAAAGAACCTAATCCTATTAGAGAACATGTAATATCTTTTACAAGTAAGTTGCCAAAAGAATTTAACTTACATCAATATATTGATTATGATGAAATGTTTACCAAATCATTTTTAGAACCACTAAGATTTATTGTAAATGCAATCGGTTGGAATTTTGAAAGAAAGGCAACCTTAGACGAGTTTTTTTAAATGGATGAAGAAGATAAAGAGTTTCAAGAATTTATGGATATGTTTGACAAAATACCAAATCCAGAAACCTATCCTAAGTGTTTTGAATTATGTATAAAATTATACAAGTATTATAAATGGAGAAATAATGAAAGACTACAATCGCAATAATACACTATATAGCCGTCTATTAGCCGCCGCTAGGCATGATAAACTACCTATACTAGATAACAAGACATTTGAATCTATGAACGCAGAATACG